AACGGCATCGAGGATATCCTGGTGAACGGCTTCGATATCGCGCAGACGATCGTACGAGATGTCTCCTAGGTAGAGGTCGACGTGTGAGACCGTCGGACGGATGATCACGTTGTGTACGGTCACGATCGTGCGCGGGAGCAGAAAGCGTTGAATGTCGTGGAGCTTCGCGGCGGCAATCTGCACGTAGCGCCGATACGTGGTTACCGAAGACAGACCACTGATCGGTGACGTCGAAACGAAGTTGATCTGCTCCGTATCCCACGTGTGGACACGCACTACGTTGCCGTTGAAAGACGCAAGGGGGACGTCCGCGAATACGAGCGGCACGGGGACGCCGACCGCGATCCCTTCCTCGTAGTCGAGGATCGTGATGAGCTTGTCGAGCGTTCGCAGAAACGCCGGGATCGAGGATCGAAGTTCTTCGACCGACTCGCGATCGATCCCACCCGACGCTGCTGCCAGACCGTTCGAGACCTGAATCGATGCCGTGGTGTTTTGTCCGACCACTTGCGCCTGGAGCGCACCCCGGATCGTATTGACGGCCGTATCACCAGCCGCCCCGTTGCTCGTGCGGTAAATGACGGTCACGGTCTGGTCAGGAATCTTCCCCGCCGAATCGTCCCCGAAAAAGACGTGCAGCTTGCCCTCGCCGTCGAACTCGACCGAATACGTGTTCGTTGGCAACGTCTCGAAGGCGACGTTGGGAGTCTGTGTCCACCGGTTCGATTCTTCATTCGGGTCGCCTACGTAGATCCGCCACGAATCCTCCTCGACGATCCCCTGCGACGTCGTGAATTCCTGATTGGCGGTCCGCGCGGGTTCGAAGGCCTCGGTCAGAGTGCGTCCTTCGTTCACCAGGACCGTGAGCGTCGTGTCCCCTGGGTTGATGATGTGGTCATCGGCGACTTCATACCTGAGTCCATTCGACCCTGTGACGAACTCTCCGGCGGCGATCAGCGCGCCGTTGGCGATGACGTTCGAGGGCAAAGACGAGGAGACTAGTTGAGTCTCCGAGGACACCGCCGAGCGCGGAACGTAGCCCACCGTACGCGCGAAACGAAGCACCGACTCCAATCGCCGCGCCGTCGCACCGAAAATCTCGAGCGCAAGCGCGTCCTGCCCAAAGGACAGCAAGTCTCCGACGTATGCGAGGAGTTCGATAAGAGCAACCCCGAGGTTGCTCTCGAAAAAATCGGTCCAGTCATCTGAGCGCGTCGTTTGGATGAACGCACTCAACTCCGCCTTGATGAGCGTAAAGTCTCGTGCCGTATATCGGATCTGCGGAGGAGACGACTCGGGCATGTCACAGCTCCGAGAAGAGAGTCACGGTCGACTTGCGGATGCGGGCGACACGCCGTACGGGGTTTTCGAGATCGGCAGTGAGCGCGAACTCGATCCCGATCTCGACGGTGTCCGCGGCTAGCGGAGAAACGTCCACAGAGACATTCACGATCGTAATGTGAGGACAGGACTGACGTACCGTCTCCTCGATCGTGAATGCGATGAGCTTGAACTCCTGGTCGATCGGATCGAACAGTTGCGCATGAAGAGCGGTTCCGAAACCGCGCAACATCGTACGAGATCCACGTGGAGTAAAGACGGCAAGAAGCAGATCGCCCCATGCGACGTCGAGCCGCGACTTCGTTGCGAAGAGTCCACCAGGACCTTTGAGCGCCGGCAGCGCAAGGCCCTTGAAGTTACGAACAGGTGAAAAATCACCACTAGCCAATGAGCACCCCCGCTGCCTGCACCGCAGAGACGATCCCCCCGGCATATCCGTTGTCGAGGTTCGTGACCGCACCGCCTAGGATGACGACCTTACCCTCGATGAGCGTTTTGGTGGATAGGAGCGAGGCTGTCGTGATTGTCCCTCCGCTAGTCGGACAGCCGGGAAGCAGCCCCACCGGCCGGCCGCGAATCGTCACTCGGACCGAGTTGCCCAAAACCGTTACGACCAGAGGTGAGCTGTCGGGCCTCGTATAAGTGCCTGCGAGGTCTCCCGCCACGGCCGGGGTCCCAGTCACTTAGACGCCAACTTTCTCAACCGCTTCTTTACGGCTTCGCAGTGCCGACACTTCCCGAGCTGGTCGAGATACGTCAACAGGTGCAGATGGCAGAGCTTCTTGTTTTCGGGGACTACGCGAACGATCACAGAAGAACCTCACGCATCAGTCGAAACTTGGTCTCTGCTTCCAACAATTTCTGCGACACCGCGGCCATGTTAGCGTCTAGGGAGCTGGGCACGCCACCGCTGAAGGCAAAGCTATCCGCGATGTTGGCGAACGCTTGGTAGGGACCCTCTTGGTACTCCTCCTCCCCACACACAGAGAGCACCGTGGCTGAGATGATCACAGCATTCAGGAAAGACCCTTCGTCGAAGCCGATGCGTTGCATCTCCTGTACGTATTTCCGGACGAGTTCGATGAGGCGGGCTTGCTCCGAATCCCGGAGTAGCTCCTCGTACTCACGCCGATATCGCTTGATCTCGTCACGGAAGAGCTGCCGGAACTGCTCCTGCTGCGTCCTCGGATCCAGGGCGTCGACGTCGACAACGAACAGGAGGGGTAGAAGCGGGCACGTGAGGTAGTCGACGAGACCCGCAGGATTGAGCACCGAAATGTCTGGAATAAGATCGACAGCCGAGGACACGACATTGAATACGAGACCTGCTAGATCCTTCAGGACCCGATTGTAGTAGCCGGTCAGGTCCGTAATGGCGCGGAGCTTGTCGAGTTCGCTTTGGACGACGCCGCGCAGCGCGTAGATGACGGCGTCCGGGCACCCACAGATAGCCATGGACTACTCCGTCGCAGTCTGCCGCCACGGCTGGAAATCCTCGATTTGACGCGCGGTCGGAAACGTCCCTGCGAACCGCCACGCTCGGTCATCGATGTACATCACGGCTTGGGGCTTCGATGCCGAGATCGACACTTTGTTCATGATCTCTCCCTCGAGTCCGTGCTCTACGAGCCACTCGTGGATCGCAAAGTATCCCGCCGTGGTATTCGCGCGCGCCGAGTAGATCACGATGTTGTAGGTCTGCACAGCCCAACGCAGGAAATCGAACGCACCTGGAACCGGGGGATCCGGGATATTCGCCTCCCCCATCCAACCGGATACGTAGGAGTGCAGAACACCGTCAAAATCAACCGCGATCGTTTTGCTTTTCAACATCTCTGCCTCCAAGAAATCACGGTCCGATCACGATCGTCGCGCCATCGAGGATGAGAGGTCCACCGGACACGATGCTGGCCGTCGTCTGCGCCGTCACCAACAAAGACGGCACGTTTACGACGAGTGCACTCTGTACGTCGAACTGTACGGTTGTCAGCGCGGAGAAAGTGATGATCTGCGCATCGAGGGAGATAATCCCGTTCGGCGCGGAGAGAGCCAGGTTACCCCCAGATTCCAGCTCAACGAGGGAGGCCCCGGTCACAGACACGTTCGAAGCTGCGACGGTGACAGTCGGGGCGGAAACCTTGACCTCCATGACGGAGGCTATGTCGACCTCCCCTACGTCCGCGTCGATCTCCACCCGCTGAGCACGCACGGAGAGCCCAGCAGCGGTCACGCGTATGCTCATCTCCCCGGCTGACGTGACTTCCGTAGTACCTTGCGACGTGACCGACAGATCGCCGAGCGACGTGATTTCGATTTCGTCGTCTGAGATGACGACCACACGACTGCCCGCACGCACATGCACAGTCGGTGTTTTCTGAATGATGCCGAGGGGATCCGTCCGTTCTCCGATGACGATCTCTACCGCGGAGCGGAAAACGACCGCCCCGTCCGCGATACGCTCGACGTCCCCTTTCACGTCCTCGAACAGCGAGTTGTCCACAAGGACGACGTGATCCTCGCAGACGTCTTCGATCTTGTTGGCCACCCTCCGTGCGATCCCGTCCGGGCACCGCGATTCGACGGTCGCATCGGACTCCGAGACGAACAGTTCGGCATCGCCCGACTTGATGCGGATGTAGCGGGACTCTGGAAGCGGACTCATCTCGATCAGGTTCCCGGATCGATCGAGGCGAATCCACCGGTCCCCTGTACGTGCGTAGTCGGCCGTCACCTCGGACGGAACGTCCGGCACGCCACCTGTGTAGGCGAGTGGAGCTCCGACGATAACCGGGTAGCGCTTGTCTCCGGCCTCGAACATGACCCACACGACGTCGTGTACGTGGTAGTTCGGGATCTCGCCGAAGAACTTACCCCCGAAGAACGTAGAGACTTCCGCCCACGGCAGGGCCTCGGCCGCGACGGACTCTGGGTTGATCCTGTTGACACGCACGCGGTAGCGCTTGCGCCTTTCGGGGTCGTCGGTACCGACGACAACCGCCCTGTAGATCCCTGCGTAGACGTCCGCTGTTGGAGATCCGTAGTGCACTCAAACCTCCGCGCTGACCGTCACAGTGCGTTCGGAAGGTGCGGGTACCCCGTCAGGGACAGCCCGTGCCACGTTGAGTGGTGTCGTACCTGGGAGAATGGGGACCCCCGAACGGAAACACTCTGCCGTTGTCACCCAACCCTCACCTTCCCCGATCTCGTGAATGATTCGCGTCACCTTGAACTTTCCCGAGAGAAAATGCTCACGACCGTCGTCTTTCACGAAACGGAAGTTGATGTTGTCATGGACGTCTATGAGAGGGGTTCCGATGACCCGAAACTGTCCTCGATACTGATCACGACGGAATTCGTCGTAACGTGCTTGGCTGAGACGTCGCAATTCGGCCTGACTGTGCGCGCGCACCTGCCAGTAACTGTGGATCCCGCTCCCGAGCGTCAGCTTCGCCGCCGATGTTTGCGGAACCGCGACGCCGCGCGCTTCGACGCCCCCCGCCGAAAGCGCTGACACTTCCGTTTGCGTGCCGAGCTGCGAACTCGTCCCGTTCAGGATTGTGTTGCCCCCACCGTTGAGCGCGGAGAACACCTGATTGTCCTGGCAGGAAAATTCGATCACTTCTCCGTTTCGGGAACGCACGTACACGTACTCATGCTCGACCGGAGGTAGCCAGTGGTGTGTGTGGAAATGGAAAACGTCGCGAAAATCGAAGTAGGCCCGGTAGCCGGACTCTCCCTGATCGTTGACAGCCTGTGGAAGAAGGGTCGTCGCCAGGAAGTGCAGATCTGACTCGCCCGACGTCGAGAAGGGCTCCTCGATTCGATCCGCTGTCGGTTCGATGGAGGACCTACCAGACCTCGGATCGACTGTGGCCCACTCCCGGTCGAGCGCGATCGACTGGACGATGTCTGAGACTCGCAACCCCGACCCAAACGATCGAATCCTTCGATCGAGCACGGTCGGACCAGCCGATTGCGAAACGAGCTCGAGGAACACGCTGGCACCGTCGGAGCGAAACGTCGGTACCAGGTTGACCGCCCAGCCGAAAAACGTGATAGCGCTCGCACGGACATCCTCTGCGCGGCGGATGGTCACACGCACACGGCGGTCGAGTTGCGCACCGAACAGGAGAGTATCGATCGCGTCGAACTCCGGATCGAACAGCGTGAGCGATCCGGTCCAGGCGCCCTTGTCAGACACCTCGAAATTGAGCGACTGGAGAAAGTGGTGGGCTGGAAGCCTGACCTCGGCGCCGTTAAGTCCGGCAACTGTGATCTCGACAACGAATCCGGTGAGGCTGTCAGTCCCTGGCATCGCGAACCTTCTTGATGGCTTCGTCGATCTTTGCGCCGTCTTTTACAGCTTGTAGAAACTGTCCGAGACGGACGGTCGCGTCGACGGCTGGCTTCATGCGAGCGACGGCGGCCTCAGCGCCACCTTGTGCCCTTACCCACGCGCGCAGGAGCGCCCTCGGTTTGCCCGACACGATCGCCTCCTCGACTTCGGCGGCATGTGTTTGGCATAAACGCGACCATACGGTCCCGTCGCTCGACGTCATCGACTGCTCGGCCGTTTCTGTACAGTCGATCCACGTGCAGTGTTCATCTCCGTCGTCACGCATACATCACACCCAAATGCCGTTGAATCGGTAACCGAGGTCGGGCTGGAACCGACGCACGACGCGGAACGTAGAGCGCACTTCCGATCCGTGGGGGAGGAGAAGATCAGGATCCCAGGGCGGCATCCACGTGACGTCGCCCGCCGTCACGATCACGCGGCCGGTGAACAGAGCACCGATTTTCAGGATACACGGCGGCGGTGGGTAGGACAGGTTCTGCTGCTCTGAGTTCACCGGAGATTTGAGAGCATCGAGGAACCGCGTCGGTTGGATGACCTCTCGCTCGAACAGAGTCGTCGTCACGTCGGTCGAATGGATCCCCTGCACGTGGAATTGGATCCGCAGGGTGATCTCCCGATTCGACGTTCCCAGGTATGCCTGATAGCCCTCCCCGCGTCCCACGGGCAGGACGGATGCGTACTGCACTTGCGAGGATTCCACGATCGGTTCGGAGAGGTCTACGTATGTAAATGCAAGGCGATCACCGAGGTCGGAGCGCCACAACGGTCTGTGAGGCCACGTCGGATCGAGCGCCAGGAGACACCGGACACCTAGATTCGTGTCAACCAAGTCAGTACCCGAACGAGCCGATACCGCGCGTCGTTGCGCCTATGTCGCGTGACGCGGGCCCGGCGCGATCCACGCGTGCCTCCCGGACGGAAGGCTGTACTTGACCCTTTACGACCATCTCGACGAGCTTCTTCAGCAAGGCGTTCGTTTCCGTCAGATCTGCGTGGAGACGATCCGTTCCGAACTCGAACTCCGCTGTGATCTCCTCGATATCCGATCGCCGCAGCGTGGGTTTTGCTGACGGCTGCTCAATGGTATTGAAATGTCCGAGAATCGACGCCATCGCCTCTGCGATCTGTTGCGCATTCTGCGCGAGAAGACCTCCTCCACCGGCGTCGAGTCCGAGAAACTCCATGATACGCCCGCCGACCTGCGAGAACAGCCCGGGCGTAATCCCAGAAACGGCTTCGGCCAGACGTGCGTAGTCGCCCATGAACGACGTCAGGTTGCGCAGACTCGCAGTGACAGCCTGGTAACGGTCGGCACCGAACTCCTGAAGGGTCTCCAACGAGCCGACCAAGACGCGCACCGTGTTCGCGATCTGCGGTCCCGAATTGGCCAGGTGTTCGATCGGTGAACCAAGGCCGAGAAATCGGGTCAACTGATCGGTAATGTGCATGACGCCAGCACCCAGGCTGAGACCCGACAGCAACGCACCCACTTTCCCGAACTCGAACAAGAACGAGGCCACCTTTCCGAGCACGCTGGTTACGACGGGCAGACGTTCGGCGTACGGGGTCAGCGTGTCGAACGTATCGATGAGACCTGCGAGGATTCCCACGAGCATGTCTCGGACCGTGGGCGTTGAGAGGGCGTAGATGCCTGCGGCGGCGACCCCTGCAATTCCAATCGCGAGCAGGGCCCCTTGTGGAGTCATGAGCCCTCGAAATAGCCCGCGTGATGCGGCGGCCCCTCCGGCTCCTCCAGCCACCTTCGCGCCGCCGAAAAGACCTCCGACGAGGGGGATGGCGCGAAGGAGCACTCCCACACGTAGGAGGCTGCCCAAACCACCGACGAGCTTGAACAGCGCAGGGACGAGACCGCGACCGATGTAGGCAATCGACAGCAAAGTCGCGACGTTGAACTCCTTCAGAAAGTCGACGGCTTCCAAGCCATTCACCCCGAAGACGTCGACCTCGAGGGCAGCCCCTTGTACTGCCTGTTCCATGCCCTGGAACGCAGTCTTGTTGCGCTTGGCAACGTCTTGTAGCTCTTCTTGCGCCTTCGTCGTGTCCTTGACCCGTATGTTTGCGAGATCGTCCAAGCGCTGATTTACACCGTCGATGTTCTCTCCCATCAAGATGAAGTCTTGGATCGTCCCCTCGAATCCCATCGCCTCGCGGAGTCGCCCCAAACCGACGAGATTCCCGCTGGACGAAAGGTCTTGGATTTGTCTTCCAAGGTCATCAAGAATGCCTGTTAGGTTGCCACTTTGCAGCCGTTCGACGAGCTGTTCGGGGCTCTGTCCAAGCTGCCGTGACGCGACAGTGATCGCATCAATGTCTCCTGAGATCGCTTTCGTGATCGTCTGAATCACGCCGCCAGCATCCCCCCATTGATCCTCAACCGCAGCCGAAAGCCGTGCGACGTTCGACAGGATTGCTTGAGAGTCCTCCGCAGACGCGTTGCGCAACACACCAGACAGATCCGTTACGGCCCCGCTCGTCCTCTCCAGCAAGCCCTCCGAACTCGCGAACGAGTGCTCGGAAAATCTCTGGATGTCGAGAAACGTCGCCGCGATTTGGTCGCGCGAGAAACCGTAGGCGTCTTCGAGTCGTACGGCCTCCTTACCCAGCATGTCGAAAGATGTGGACGTGGCTTTGGCCATCGCCGCGACGACAGGCGAAAGCTCCAAGATCACTTTTCGGGACTTCTGACCAGCTCCCACGATCCCCTCGGCGGCCTCGCCGATGAGATCGATACTCAATCCTGCCTCGATCCCCGTCCTACCAAGCTCCTTCTTGAACTGATCCAATTCCCCCTTGCGGGTGAGGTGCAAGATGGCATTCATCTGATTCACGTTGTCGATGAACGACTCGACCTCATCACCACCCGCAGCCGTCTGAAAACCCTGTTGTGCACTCTGCGAGAACGTCTGTATCCCGTCGCCCAGGTCGCGGACCATGCGATTGAGCGCGAGAAACCTCGTTGGACCGAGGATCTTGCCCATGAGGCGCTCGTACACGTTTGAGGCCTCTTCGCCCGTTTCCGTCAGCCCTTTCAGGCGCTGTTGAACGGTTCCTACGGACTGCGCAACTGCCGTACGTTGTGTCAACGAGAGGTCGAGAGACGACTGTGTAAGGTCTTCTGTCTGCCGTTGCAGATCTTCGAGACCGCGCTGGTAGAGCTGAAGGTCTCCGGCCCGCCCCAGTCCACGTTCCAACGTTTCGTGGAGGTTCTCGAGCGCTTTCGAGAGATTCATCGTACCGACGAGCGATTCGACGAAATCTGTGGGGAGCTCGAAGCTCTTTCCACGCTTCTCTTTGAGTTCGTCGACGAGGTCTTTGGGTACGACGAGTTCGCCGGGTTCGAGGAGCGCGCGTACGGAGTCCACGCCTTTTACCGGACCTTCGGCGATACCTCCGCGTTGAAACCGTTTCGGGAGTTCCAGCTTCCCGATCATGTCTGGGGGTTGAGGCAGATCTCGGTAGGCGGTTCGCAACGACACGTCTGACTCGAACATGCGCAGGCGCTGGCGCGGCATGCTCGCGCGCAGGCGTAGGTGCGTCCCCGAAAGCGCGTCCGCGACCGCTTTGCCGATCGCACGAGAGAATTCCTGCTTGGAACGCGGCGTAAATGTCAGTGCGATCTGCTGCGAGATCGCTTTGTCCGCCTGCTTTTTGACTCCCTCGCGTGCCTTGCGGTACGCATCGGACGCCATGCGCGGGAGGCGTCGGAAATCGTTGATGAGGCTCCCGATCTCAGCGAACGCGGTGTTCACCGATCGATAGGCCTTGCGGTTGAGCTTTTCCAACTCACGCGTGAACCGCCGATACGCAACCTCCGCATCCGCGAGGGTCTGCGTCATCGTGTCGTCGAGTTCTAGGTAGAAGCCGATCGCGTCGCGCGAGAATGCCATCGATCAAGTCCCTGCTGGTTCGGGACGGCGTTCGAGAAACCGAAGTAATCGCTGCCTGGTGGGGATGACCAAAGTCTGGCCGGGGAACATGTCGACGTCAGGATCGATGATTCCATTCGCATACGCAATCACCCACCACAGACTCTCATTCCCCGGACCGAAGAACCGCGCAGCGACGATGTCGAGGAAACCCACCTCAGGAGCCGTCACGCGATGGATCTGATAGTCGTCCCCCAATGTATAGAAGTCATCGAGGACGGAAAGAAGGCCAAACACGAGTCCCTCATCGCCCTCAAAGAGCCGTGTCAGCTTGTAGCGCGAATCTGTGGATAGTTGGAGCGTTCGTGCGCGCCGTGCCTGCTCCCGCCGGAGGACCAACTGTTGTTGCTCAATCGAAACTTCGAGGTCGGTGAGCGGCGGAGGACCGTCTTGCCCGGGACCCGGGATAATGACGGTTTCTGGCGGATCGTTATCGAACTCGTTTCCCTCCATCCGCAGATAGAGAGACCGAAAGACTTGTTGGCCGTCACGCTCAGCCTGGATAACGAACCGGATCCGCTTTTCATCGAAGTCCTGGCCGAACGGGATCGTCCACGTATCCACCTGGTTGTGGTTCGTGTCGAAGCGGTTGCCGGCGAGGCGATCGATGACGATGAAGAACTCCTCGGATCCGTCGACGAGCTCGACCTCCCACCACGTTGTCACGTCACCAGCATCCGTCGGACCGGCGTTGACCGTAGCGACGACCTGGTGGAGTTCGTTCGCGATCACTGAGATGATCACGGGGTTGGGATCGATGAATGGCGGGATTTCCCCGCCCTCATCATCACCAACGAGCGCCGTCCCCTCGCGGATCGGATAGGGAGCGTCCGCGAAACCAAACGTCGGACCCTCGAGAAGGTCCGTGTTCGGGGTGCTGGCCGGGATCTCGTCGTCGTCGACCTCGGCCGGTAGGGGATCGATCGTCGCGTCGAAAATGCCGAGACCGGTCGAGGCGTGATCTGAGTACGTGAAGCCCGTCAGATCGAACGTGTATCCGAACTGCGTAGCCTGCCCTTCAGGTTCCAGACCGAGCGATACAGGATCTGGATGCCATTCCCGCGACACCACGCCAGAGACATCCGACACCCAGTCATCCAGAATCGCGGACAGTTGGAGTGTGGCGACTCCGGTGATCCTTGGCGCGGCTGGCACGAGGACCCCCTGAGTTAGAGGTACTTGGACTTGATCAAATGAACGTTCTGGATCGTGACCGTGTTGCCACCGATGCTTGGCTGCCCGGTCGCCTCCCACCGAAGAATGATGGGCGCGTCCGGATCACTTGTGCCATCACGTACGACCGGGATCTGGTACGACGTGAACGATCCGCCCGGCGAACCGCTCGCGGTCAACGGCGTGATCCAGCCGTTTGTGAACACTCCGCCCACAGACACCCAAATGTCGAATGGGTTGGTGCCGACGGTACCGCTCTCGTTGCGAGCTTCGAAGAAGATCTCGTAGAGAGTGTCAGGCGTATCTCCACCCGGGATGGTGATCGTCCAGTCGAGTTGCCAGAGCTGCGTTGCCGCGATCGCTGCGGGTGAGATGAACTGGATGTCGACGCTGTTAGTCGACTGCCATTGTCCTGCGACGTCCCCAGAACCATTCCCTGCGACGGTGATATTGAACGACGGAAGTGCGAGACCATCGTCCACAGACATGTCCTGCTGAACGTCGCTTATCTCGGTCCTCGTTCCAACACCCAACACCGAGAACTCGACAGCACCCTCGTAATACAAAGCAAGTCGGCCCGTGGTGTTGTACATCGGGACAATGCGCCATTCCGTGCCTGTCGAAGAGTCCGTGTGTTCCCCGAGAGGAGCTGTGCTGTCGGTAAATCGGAATCCAGGCGCAGTGAATACGTCCTCCCATTGCGGCCTGGGCTCCGTACCAGAAAGCTCTGGAACAACCGGTCCGTAGAGGTCGATACGTGTGTGCACGCGCCCTTCCGGCACCAAGATGAGACGCGAGAGAATATGCGCCGGCCCGGCTCCTGTATCGCGGGGGGATGGTGTGACCACTGGACCGTAGCCAGGGAAGATGGGAAAGTCGAGGTTCTCGAGCGCGTAGCAACGCGCGTAGACCGATTCGAGCGTCGACTTGAGGTCGTGCTGAATACCGTGCGTTTGCGAGAAGAACGTCCCGACACCAGGCGCGATGTCAGGCCACACGTCGTACTCGCGGGTTCCGCTCTGGTTACCACCGATTCCGCCCCCTTCACGCATCCAGAGCGGAACAACCGGGTTGATGCGTGCCAGATTTGCGTCGACCCCCATGGGCTCACGACCGGGGATTCTCGTACCTGCAAACACGAACCCACACGAGAGGATGTCGCCGAACTGCGCTTCTTGCGTGTTCCCGCTACCCACGTACAGGAACAGACCCGCACGCCCTAGGTAGATCAGGAAATTTCGCACCTGGAGCCGCGCCACATCCGGTGCGCCGCCTACGGACCCGTCATAGGTCATCCAGTTCGTCAGCGTGAACCGCGCCCCTGCTACGTTAGGGTTCCCGGCAGTACCGCCTGACCCGCCCTGGTCAAATGTGAGACCTCCGCTGACCCACCCGAAGTTGGTTGTGACCCGACCATTCGCTTTGCGTCGAGAGTACTGCTCTGCCCATGAGAACGCGCCTGCTCGCCGAATGCCGACGTCGACGTAGAAATACTCCCACGCGCGAGTTGCAACCGCGTTCGATGCATTGATCCAGGACGCCACCATCAGAAACGGGCGCCATTGTTCCGTCCCAGAATTGAGCGTAAACGTTGACGTGTCGGGGAAGTCGAACGGAAACAGATATTCGGTGGGACCGTCGTCGGGAAACTCTGCGTTCGTTGGATCGAGAGCGTCGTACTGCCACGCGGACAGAATGGGCACCATTCCGACCGAGGCCAACGCACGACAGAGGTGGGACGTAAACCCGGCCTTCGTGAAATTATAACCAGCCTGGTCGACGTAGACCTGCGGTGCGGCCGGGACGCTTTGCCCGTAGGCAGTCATGGATACCCTCTCTCAGAGCGTCAGAGTAAGTTGCGTTGTCGGCCACTCGACAGCGATGTTGGAAATACGGCCATTATCGGCGAACCGCACCACTCGCAGCGTAAGCCCCGTCGAATCGTCGACGATATTCGCCCACGGCACCAGCGAATGGGAACAGACGTACCACCGGAGCAGCCGCCGCAATGCTCGTGCGTCACGCTGATTGTTCGCCGTCGACGACGGTGGTTGGTCACCCACCACTGCACTCGTCAACCCACACGCCCACGTACGCAGCGACTGTACCATCATCATACGTGAAATTCGGTATCGGCTGTCCTCCGCATGATTGAGCAGGCCGAACGCAGAGCATAGTCCAAGATCGGTCGTCTTGAGAGAGGGTTGGATCGTGTTCGTAAGTGGTTCGATCCCAGAACCCATCGTCATGTAGTTATCCTGCGGCCCGATGAGGTACTTGCGCTGGTCTTGGATGTTGGCGGGGTTCGCCAGATCCCAGACGCCGCGAGACGAGTACAACATGAGCGAAGCAGTGAAGTTCCTATTGGTGCCGTCGTTGGTGACGAAACGATCGTTCGAATAGCCTGCCGTGTAGATCGACTCGGAGAATTTGCAGGCACCCCGCAGGTCGGCGGGAAGCCCCTGTGCAGTCCACTGGACCGTTGCGTCGAGCGGGGAGTGAAATTCGGTTACGGCGTCGAAGCACAAAACCACGCCGTGACCAAGATTCGCGTCAATCCCGTCGCGGCCGGACTCGACATAGAGACCGTCCTCACCACCGATGATCAGATACGTATTCGGCGCCGTGTCGTCTTGATCGATCCGGATGACTCCCGAGCGCTGTTTATTGTTCGGCGCGTCTTCCGTGAATTCGTCAGGGGTTGAAATCTGCGATCCGTCCGTCGTCTGGTTCTCGAGGAAGGCATGGATGACGAACTGGTCGGGTGTCGCCGTCGTGTCGAGTCGGATGCGAATACCGCAGTACTGCACTGGACCATCTGCATTGAATTGCCACCGCAGCCTCGAGGCGCGGTCGACACGCAGATAGTAGCGGTCATTGGCAGAATCCCACGACGCACGCTCCCAACCGGTTTGACCGAGGAATGAGTCGAACGCGTTGAAAATGGTGTCGGCATCGTGCCCGAGTCCGACGGCGTCATAGACGAACGCCGCGCGAGCCCACTCATTTGCCACTGTCGACGCCCTCCTCCGTCAGTTTCGTCTACCCGACCGCTTGGCTTTGGTCGCCTTGCGCTCGACATCAAATTGCGCTTTCAGCCGCTCTGCGGCGTCGATGATTTCGTCTAGCGTCATGCAATCGACAGCCGTTTTATCCCATCCGCCTCGTCCGTGATAGAGCAGAAGGAATTGGTAGGACCGGATCGTTTCGACATCATAGTCGGGACGGACGAAAAAACTCGGCCGTGAACGGCATCCTCGTTTCGTTGTCCGCGCCGCACCGAGGACAGTCGAGGTAAAGCGTCATATCGATCCCGGTCTCTCTCTCGCTCACTCTGTTCTGGAGTCGGACGAAATCGGCAGCGGTGAGGTGCGTCAGAAACACGTCCTTTTCAACCGCATTGCGGAACGGTTCCCCTGATCGGCTGACGATCATCAGCTTGTACCGCTCGAGATCGGTGATCTCATCAGGACCAGACAATCCAACGGACGCCCCGACCCCGTTGGTCCTGGTACGCGCCTGCGTACGCCGGGCTGCGCGTATGGCCTCGGTCTCGTCGCGACCACGCAAGAAGCGACACTGTACCGTACAGTCCTCATCGGAAAGCTCGACATCGAACGGTTCGATGAGAGTCTCATCGGCAACCTTCTCGTCGAGATCCCGAAGGATCTCGATGTTCGCCTGGCTGTGCTTCGCGCACATCTGACAGCGCCACGAAAACAGATAGCTGTCACCGTACGTCAACGTACGGAGGGAAAGCAGCAGGAACAGCCGGTCGGTCACCAATAGGTCCGCGTGCTTGAACCCACTCGGGAGTCTGACGCTCGACCGGAGCAGACGCTCGACGCGATCCTCTGACTGACCCCCACCCTCGAAAAACTGGATCTGCTCTGCCGTGCTCAGTTTGCGAATCTCGATCCGTCCGTCCGGAACCTGTTCGTCGTACAGCACCCCTCGGCTAGGGAGCTGCACGGACCGATACTCCAATTGCGACATTTTCCGCACCACCTCCTACGATCGCGGGAGCTCGAATCGACGGGGGAACCCGTCGAAAGAACCTACAATACCCTCGAAGCTCCCGTGCGCCTACACCCCCATTTAACCGGCCCGTGATTCGGGTGTTGCGGTATTGAAAAACCTGCGATATACTGGAACAACCTACGAGCGGTGGTCGCCATGGTCGATGTTGAGACACCCTGACAGAAAGGTTGGTGAGGCGTAACCGGACATGAGAGACTACCAGTCAAACGCAGACCGGAGCGCCGAACGCGCGTGCGACGAGGCGTTCGTCTGCTCATCGTGCGGACAGCAGTACCCACGCATCCACCGCAACGTCTACGAGGACGGAACCGAGATCTGCGAAAGCTGCGACCTTGTTGTAGACGATGCAGGAGAAGACGATGAATCCGACGATCGCCGACCTGATTGACAGGCTGCCAACCGGGAGCGTTTCAGAGGCCAGCCTCTCTCGGGTCCTTGCGCACACACAAGGCACGTTCGCGATCCTCTCGGCGTACCGAGGGGAACGTTCTGCGCGGGACAACAAGAGCGCACAGACGCGGCTCCTGGGGGACCTCAAATCGCTTCAGCGAGGGGCGATCAAAATCTCCGGCCTCTTCCGTGAAACTCGTCCTGACGGCTCGACCGAGCTGGTCTCGGAGCCCTCCCTCGTCGTCCCAAACATCGACGCAGAAACCGCAAGCCGGCTCGGCAAAAAGTACGGGCAAGAGGCGGTCCTGTGGGGGGGCGACGAAGCGGGAGGCGTGTTCCTCCTGTGGCAGGACGGACGTAGAGAGTGGATCGGCAAGCGCCTCACACTGAAGATCGCGAGCGACATATTTTCACGGCTCAAGGGTCGTGACTTCGCGTTCGAGGGGCTCCGTTACGTCCCGACTGGATTCATCGACGCCCTCGCGTGGCGCTCGACGCTTTTGGGAGCAGCCGAACGATGCTCTATATGATCACGTTCGACGGCCAACCCGACTACATCGAGGCAGAGAACTACGCTGAGGCAGTGAAATCGTGGCACGAACACATGCAACGTGTTGAGGAAGGGGACTGGGACTCCACAGAGCAGCCCGAGCAGGTCGTCCTCGTCCACGACGGCCCGGTTATTCGCGGCTCGGTCCCCGCGTCGGAAAATCTGCCCGACTCCGCGACCCACGACGCACCGGAGAAGGTCGCGGATCCGAATTGCCGCGGAGAAGGCTTCACCAAGACACTGGAAAACGCCCTGAACTGCCACTCCGCCGAGACCGCATCCGACACGCCAGACTTCATCCTCGCGGAGTTCTTGGTCGGGTGCCTCGACGCCTTCGACCGGGCTGTCGTCGCTCGGAATAGATGGTACCGGTTCGGCGGTCCCAACGAGCAAGACCCTTGATACGCGACGCTCGGAGGCGTTCGTGCTAAATCCTGAAAAGTGGGCGGGACACACGCCGGGACCTTGGTACTGGGCTACGGTCGGCTCTCAACGGACGCTCACGGACAAGGGCGAACGCAAGAAGATCCTACGAACGTCCATTGATGAAGACATTGAAGCCGACGACGCCAACGAAGAGCTGATATCTGCGGCGCCAGATCTCGCGGAGGCGGTAGTACGTCTCCAGGGAGAAGTTGCGGCGCTCAAGGACGAGTGCGAGCAGCGTAGAAGGGCCCAGCGTTCGGCCGCCGAGTGGCTGGAGCGCAAGAGCCGAGAGTTGGCCACCTCCCTCCCCGCGTCGAAAAATCTGCTCGCCGTCGCCCTCGGGATGCTCGCCCGCTCGATCGGTCAGGACCCGCTCCCGAAGGACGTGCGCGAGAGGATGGCGATCGACCGACGCCGCGCAACTGAAAACACCTAAAACTGATTTGGAGCCCGAACGATGTACGACGAGAACTTGTACGCCGAAGTCGTGTTCGACGGCGAGGAGACGCACGCTCCAGTGCGCATGGGCGTGCCGAGATCCGACCAGCTCCAAGGGACCACGCTCGAACGTCTGTGTGAGCTTGCCGGACGGGTCTGCTACCATTCGCTTGGGAAGGGGCGCGACTCGGCCGAGTACCACAAGCACATCGCGGACGTTGGACACGGATGCTACGATGCTGAGACGGAAGTCCTGACAGCGGACGGATGGAAGCATTGGGATGAAGTCAGCGAGTCGGACCGCTTTGCGACCCTAGACGGAATTGGGTCGGTCGTATATCAGAAACCTTTGCGCCTGATACGCAAACAACACCGTGGGCGGATGTACCGAGTGGAGAGCACACAGGTGGACCTGCTTGTGACTCCCGATCATAAGATGTACGCATGTCTGATGACGACGCGCGAGGGACGGCAGCGTCGAGACTTCGTGCGGATCTCGGCAGAAGAGTTGGGGACGAAGGCTCACGCCTATTTCAAAGGAGGCTGCGTTCTTGACACGAACGACCCCGGAGCTGAGGCGCGTTTGGATGACGCCCATGTGGGCGCGTTGCTCGGGTTTGCTATTGGGGACGGATATATCGGCCCGAGATCACGAGTCGTGACTTTTCGTCTTCGACGCGAGCGAAAGATCCGCTTTCTGGAAGCTCAAGCAAATAGACTGCGTTGGGAGGTGAGGGAGCGACGAAACGATACCTACGCTGTGGTGGTTCCCGCCAATCATTGGGAGATGTTCAAGGGTATCTACGCTGAGGACGGTCAGAAGGTCATTCCGCAGGCTCTACTGACGACATCTTCGCTCAGGTTTCAGGATGGCCTCTTAGACGGGTTGCTCAACTCGGACGGTACGCAAGGAGAGACCTCGGTTGCGTACGACACGACGAGCGCAATACTCGCCGGACAGATACAACAGCTCTGCTTGCACTTGGGTCTGGCGGGGAACATCAGTCAGGCCCAGTGCTATGAGAATCGCAGATCTAACCGTCTTCCCTTGTATCGGGTCACTGTGAATCGTCGGACGCTACGTCCGCAAGTCAACAAGTACGCGGGGCAGAAAGGCCGTACGCAGTGGATCGACGATTGGGAAGGTGAAGTCTTCTGCGCGGAGGTTCCTAACAACACTCTCTACGTCCGTCGCAACGGGAAGACCGTGTGGTCGGGCAACAGCGTGTGGGAACACGCGAACTTCACGTGGGAGATTCGCGGGGAGTACGGAACGTCGTTGCCTTCAGGTCGGACTCTTCTCGATGAGGTTGCACTGATATACTTGAACCGCCCCGGTGTGTGGGTGACGTATTCAGGGGGAGAGGAAGACGGGTGGCAGGGCGTGCGCGTCACGTCGAATCTGCGCGCTGTGGCGGAATGGGATGCGCACAACAACGGGATTCTGATGTGGTCGCTTGTGTCGCTGGCAATGCAGCGGACGGGGCACAATCTCGCTCCCCAGATTATTCGTTCGCCCGACTGGGAGGAGTCACGGCTGTTACTCGGACACCGAGGGGCGACCTACTACGATCACCAGTTCAGCTATGAACTGTCCAAGCCCGCGCACCCGGAGGAAAAGTGGGTGTCGCTCCTGCTCGGTTGCTCTAGAGGTGCGTCTCACGAACAGGTCCGCCACAAGTGGCGCACGGCGGTCTCCCAGAGAAGCACACGCTACGTGGATGAGAGTGAGAGCCCGTGGGTTGAGCATCCGCTCGAAACCGTTAGGCGTGAGGCGGCTGGAGAGCGTAGATGGGAGTTAGGGCCGGCTGTGTGTTTGCTGTCAGGGCAAACCCACTCCGCGGAAGAGATCGGAAGAGCCGCATATAAGGGTGCTGCCGACAACTTACAGCCGTGGCTCACCGCGCGTGGTGTGGACAAGTCCACGGCACGTAAGCAGGCGCGAGGTGCTGCACGCGGCTACCTCGGGAACGCGCTGCACACCGAGCTGATCTTCTCGGCGTCGGTCGCACAGTGGCGGCGCATGATCGCGATGCGTTGTTCAGCCGCCGCCGACGCGGAGATCCGCGTGCTCTACGGCCACATCCTGCGCGCTCTCAGGACAACACGATGGGTAGAGGATTTTTCGGACATCACGCTTGTGCCGTCGCCTGACGGCATCGGCGAGGTTGCGCAGTTCTTCGGATAGGCGAAATTTGACAGAAACCACTCAAGTGCCCTCCGAATTCGACCGATATTGGTGGTGGCGGGAACGATCTACAACGCACCCCAGGAGGGAATGAATTGAACGATTACGAGGCAAGGCTCGAGGCGAAACGCGCTCGCGCGGAAGAACTCGCGGCGAAGGCGCAGGCGCGGTCAGACGCTGCCGAAAAGGCAGCTCGGACAACGATGGACGGTATCCCCCTCGGACAACCGATTCTCGTCGGGCACCACAGTGAGAAACGTCACCGCCGGGACATCGCTCGCATCGACAACAACCTCCGCAAGGCGTCCGAGGAAGCGAAGAAGGCGGAGTACTACCGCCGCAAAGCGGAGAACGTCGGAGAGCAAGGGATCTCGTCTGAGGACCCAGACGCCCTCCAGAAACTCGAGGAGAAGAAGCGAGGTCTCGAGACACGGCGCGAGGGCATCAAGGCCGTCAACGCGGCGTGGCGCCGTGCGAAAAAACCAAACTGGGACGACGCAGCGGCGTGGGTCGAGATCGCCGAAGGGCTCTCCGACGAAATCAAACCGCTGGTTGTTGAGGGCCTCGAAACCTGCCAGGTCTGGAGGATCCCAGGCCAACCACCGTTCCCGTCTTACTCCCTCTCCAACCTCAGCGCCAACATTCGGACCGTGAGCAAACGCATCGAAGAGCTGGCACGACTCGACGTACGCCCATGCAACGTGGAGTTTGGGGCGGGACCGGGATGGAAAGTTTACGCGGACGACTCGGAATCCCGCGTATGCGTCGAATTCGATACGAGGCAACCCAAAGAAGTCATCCAGGAGAGACTCCGCGGCTGGAAATGGAGCCGTCGGTTTTCTCGGTGGCAGCGCCAGGACACCGCAAACGGGATCGCAGCCGCAAGGGCGCTTGTCGCGTGGTTTACGGCACACCCGCTGGGAACGTAAAGTCACGAAAAGTCTGAGGGCTGGAAGGGGGAAGGAAGATGAACAAAGAAATGGAAGCCCGCGCCGCGAAATACCGAGAAGCGGTGGCCGTTCGTACGGCCGAGATGGCATTGCTGATCAAGATCCTGCGCGCCATGAGCGAGCACAAGGACGAGAACTGGCGAGAGATGGTCGACGACCGTGTCGAGCAGATCTCGTTTCGACTCAACCGACGCGGCATCCTGGCGATGCAGGAGGATTACATCAACTCAGCACAGGCGATACAGGACCGCGCCTGGATGGAAAACGTCCTCACAGACCCCTAACCATGCGAGGCCAATGGAAATGGCTAAACCACGACGAGCGAGCCGACGCCAAGCATTCCACGTCTACCAACTGGTCGAGCAAGGGCTTGACGAGAGACGAGTAGCGATGGAAACGAGGTTGCCACTTGATACTGTTCGTGAGATCGCAAACCTCTCGCTGCCATACGTAGACGCCTCATCGCCACCGCTGTCGCCTAACGAGGTCAGGGTCTTGGAGGATCTATCGTCGGCACACACCAACGACCGCGAATTCATCGTAGGCCCAGACCAGACGTGGATGCGTACTGCGATGCTGTATCTCGTCAAGATTGGATTTGCCACGCGAGTGAACGAAAACACTTGGGCGATCACAGAAACCGGCCGCCGCTTCTTTCACAGACCCACTCCGCTGTGATCACGACCCAACACGAGGCGGGACGGGCGTTGACTGCGAGGAGATCGGCCGAAGGGGGGCGGGGTCCTCGTCGTCACAGACGAGCCGTAGCGTAATGGTCTGCGTGGCGTTGTGATCGAGAGACATGTGCGCCGCCTCAGAGAAACGCTGGGAGCTCTCTCCGGTCAACCCGGTCACCCCTGCGGAAGCGTTTTGTGTGGTTGTCCCGCTGAAAGAGCGCGGGACAGGCCCTCCCGCGAAAGTCGTAAATTCTTCAGGAGGTGTCATCGATTGGGCTTCCGGAGTAAACGCAACGCTGAGGAGGCCCTGATCCTCGCGGTCGACGTCGACACCTACCCGGGCGCCCTCGGCGCTCGCGGCACGGTAGAAGGTGAAGAGCTTGGGTTCGTTCGCAGGACGCTCCAGCACGATGTTCTGATTCGGGTGGAGCCTCCACGTACCGACGTCCTTCCCGTCGATCCGCACGTTGGCGTCACACCGTACCCGCACGTGGTTGGCGACGACGATCTTGTACGTCTGGCCATGTGCCATCACGACGTACCCGTGCGCTCGCTCTACCCCTCCCTGCACACGCACCGAGAATCCATTCAGATACATCACAATCTCCTTTTGGCTTTGTGTTGGCCGTTGAAAGGGATTCGTCTCGTGGTCGGAATTGTATCGGCACTCGACCGACTATTTCAAAGACGGAGAAGGATGGTGTCAGCGCGCGTAGGACGGAATCGCCTTGTCGATCGTCAGTGTGACGTTGATCCGCACTTGATCCTCGGCTTCCATGTCGTGGTCGCCTGGATCCCACGTCGACGGCCACGCCCCGACGATTTCAAACTCCCGCTCCAGCTCACCATTCGGCGCGAACTGAACGGCGCGACCGTCGCGCTTGTACTCACTCGCCAGACCGATGCGACCCGTTACCGGGTCGTAGACGCTCTTGCGCCACAGGCCAATGACTCGAGCGACGTCCTTGTCCACGTAATCGCGGAAAACGATGCTCAAGTCGTCGAAGGTCGGCATCCCCGCAAACTTGCGTTTTTCGTTGAGGTAGGCCACCTCGACGATCCCCGAAGCAACCTTCGGCATCGGGAAGGACGCGATGGCGAGCGTGATCAGATTGTCCACGTTCCCAAGCAGCCCTGGAAAGTAAAGCAAAGCGGAGGACTGCCGCTGCATTTCGAAGCCGCCGGCCGCGGCACCGATATGGTTTGCATTCAGCGATTCGATGGGCACGGGACGCCTCCAGGTTCTGGTGGTTCTTAGAGAAGGTCAGGGAACTCGGTACCGGATGTCGTCACGACGAAATCGATCTCGATCTTCTCCATCGCATAGAGCGGTGTGATGAAGATCCGCCCACGCGCGGTGTTTTGGATCCGGAGTTCGTCCGGATTCGTCGTCGCATCCATCCGCACTTCGAACGACTCGATCCCACGGTCGGATTGCAAACGCTTCATGATCGGAGTCACGGTCTGCTCAAAGTCCCGCCACGAAATCGGGTCGTTTGGATCGAATAGCAGGTACTGAATCGCCGTCGCGACGACTTTTTTGACGTAGAGCAACATACGCCGAATGTGGATGCGTGTCGTCGGTACGCGCTCGGGCGCGCGGTAGAGCGTATCGTTGCCGAACGCGATGAACTGGCTCACGTCGTTGGTGACGAACTCGATGAAGGGGTTGATCGCGTTGTCGCCCCCGAGGAGCTGGTCACGCTCGCTCTGATTGGCAGAGTGTTCCAGACGGATGATGTTTCTCAGCGCCCCGCGCTGTGTACCCGCCGCTGCGAACCAAGGCCCTTTCAGGATGTCGCTCTGTGCGAAGATCCCTGCCGCGAACCCGCTCGGGGGGAGCCAGATGTTCTTCTCGATCGACTCGTCGAACACCTCTCCCCACGACCAGAACAGGCACGCGTAGGAAGCATCGATCGGCGACGTGTGTGCGTCAGGAACGGTGGTGAGCTCGCCATTGTGCCACTGTACGACTTCCCCCACCGTGAGGCCGAACGGGGGGTCGAGAATCGCCAGCGCGTCGCCACGAGATTGACAGACGTCGATCATTTCGAGCTGCACGATCGCTGCCGTCATGCCTGGAATGGCGAGCAGGTTGAATTCGACCCGCTCAGCGTCGCGCAACGATTGGAGACCGGTCGTCACGCCGCCGACGGCCGTACCGATGTAGTCGGCGTTGGTGAGCGCATCGATGCCGTCGAGACCTACGTCGACACCTCCCGCCATACCCGCCACAGTGATGTTTGCACCGGCGTCGGACTCAGTGATCAGCACGTTGCCAGCACGACCGACGTTGTCGTTCGTAAGAACGGTGTCCGTCGTGCCGACTCCGTTGGTTGCCGTGATCGCAAGTGCGGATCCATTGACCGCCGCAAGAAAGTTGTCCTGCGTGTCGGATGCAAGTGTACCGATGACCACTGCAACGTGCCCGGGCGTCACACCCCCGCCCAAATCGAACTCGAAGGTCACAGTCGTACCGAGAGAGTCTGTGATGGCGAGTAGATCGCCGTCGAGCGGGTTGCCGGTGAAGTCCACAGTACCGACAGCAGGCGAACCCGTCCCGAGTGTGTAAGTCCCAGCAGTTGGGACCGACAGATTCGTTGACTGCGTCGCACGGATCCACTGACTCTTCGGGTTCTCGTTTTTGATCCCTTCGTTGACGACGCGCTCGACGAAACGTACCGACGACGAATCGTTCACCATGTTACGGAACTGCTCGACGATCTGGAGCACACCGGATTCGTCAACGGCAGCACGCACGATCAAATCGAACGCGTCGGCACTGGTCGGGTTTTGGGCGGTGGACGGTTGAACAACCTGGACCGTGTTGCCGTTGGCCCACGTGCCTGGCGTGAGCGCCGCGATAACCATCGCGTTCGACGGCGCTCCTGCATCCACATCTGTACCGCCGGTGAAAGTTGCCCCGGAGAGCGTCAGTCGCAGGGCAGTCGTAGATTCGATGATAGGAGCGTTGCCGTCGGACTCCGTCCCCTCGACGATCACATCGACCCGCGTCGGAGTCGCAGAAGCAACGGTCGCAACGAAGGGGGGCGTGGTCTGTGCGTTGATGGCGGTGGCGAGATTCGCCGCGGTTTGCGCCGGAGTTGCACCGATCGTCACACGCACTGCGCCGCCGGTGATTGCCCCGTCCTCACCACCCGTGAAGTCCACGGTCACAAGGTTCCCACTGCCTTCGGGCTCGGCAATCGCCGTGTTGCCCGCACTGCCCGGGACCACCTGGATCAGACGCACGTCGGCGGTAGTAGCACCCTGCTCCGCCCGGATTTGGATGTTTCCACCGATGCGATCCGCCTCGATGGCTGCGATGATCGCCGCGGCGATGTCGGGAGCCGTTGCGAGGCCTTGGATGTCGATCACGACGTCCGTCCCGACCTGCGTCGCACCTGACGCGTCGGAGTCGAACTCGTACTTGCGCGTTACGGCGTTCGCATCGATGAGCTCGAACGTGTCGTTGTCCTCTGGTAGGGACGCCGGCGCTACGGTTACGCCCCCTTCCGCACGCGCCTCGAGGTCGAATTCGAAAACGACCGGACTTGGCGTATCGAGGCTGTAATCGAGGGTAACGGAATCACCGTCTACGGGCTGCGTCCCGCCTGTCCCGCCAATTTCGACCCAACCGCTCGGATCGATCCCAGTCGAAGCTCCTGTCGCACCCGGAATCGTTGCGTCGGCGGTCGATTCTCCGTTGGCGACACGGAGGTAAACCATCTCCGAGCCGTATTGGAGGTACTGCGCTGCCGCCAGTAGCCCATAGTCGCTCTCGACTGGGTTGCCAAAACGACGAAACAGCTCTTCTTGGGTCGAGATGCGTGTCGGCGCGTCCACAGGACCTTTCGTCGCACCTCCCACGAAAACCGGCAGCGTAACCCCGAGCTGTATCGCGTAATTCTGGAAGATGAGTTCGTTCGTGCGAATGCCTGGACTGAGCAAAACCATCGCGCGTGCTCCCTACGACTGCCGGTCAGTTCAACGGGTGGATGTGCACCTGGCCGCGGCGGACGAATCCGAGTGTGTATTCCGTCAGCCGATCCAAACGGAGCACGCCGGAACGAGCGTGCGGAGCCAATCGCAACGGATCCGTCTGCCCCAGATCAGAGCGCACACCGAGGGTCAGCGTTTGGGAGGTCTTGTTTTGGAGAAGGATGAGGCGGACGACTTCCCGGCCTTTCAGGCCCGACCTACCCGGCGGCTTCGACTTCCGTCGGGGTGTGGGTACGGGTACAGGTATCTCGCGTTCGCGTTCTTCGGTCATGGTGGTCCCTCTTGACTCGCGATCCGAACGGACAGCCAAGGAGATGGTGCGAGTGAGACTGCACCGTCCGATAGAAGCTCTTCAAATCGCCTCTACGGATCCCCAGCAGGAGCCGCATCGTCTCACGTAACCGACGATGCTTGACTGGATGACCATGCTGCAACATACGCCGCAGCGTCGGTTTCGCCCGCGCCGTCCACCGAGCGATCAACACTGCCTCGGTCAGGCCTCGGCACGTGCAACAACTCGCATAACGTTCGTCGAGTTTTGTGCGGGCAGGCAAGTCACCCATGCAACAACCTTGACCGTTCGGCCAAGAGGGGAAATCAGACCACGTCTCCACGTACGGAGACGAAGGACGGTAACACGACCGTGCTCAGCCCGCCATGGTGCACCACCTGCACGGCCATCTCGACCGTCGACGGCTGCGCCTGCGCGTGGGTGTCGTTCGCCTCTGCGTCGCGAATGACTTGACCGCGAAGGTCAACCAGAGCGGACTCGGCGCGAGCATCGACGCGGCTGGGCACGTCCGTCCCGCGATAGGCACCATCGTATCGGTGTAGGTAGACGGCTGCAACGGGGATGCGCGAGGGTATGAGCGCAGAAATCGACGCGAACATCGGTTGCATCAAGATCACAACCCCTGTCCGACGAGCGTCGTCGAACCTTTTGGTCTGCGTCAACGTCGGAGTCGAAATGTCGTTCTGCACGACGATCGTGTCGAGACTCGAAATCGAACCGAGCGGTAGAACCGATCCGAGCACGAGGACGCTCGCATCCGATGGTTGAACCGATGCGCCACCCATTACCGCGTCCGACACATCGACCGTCGAACTGTCAGCCTGGACCGTAGCATCGACCTGGTGGACGAGAGTGCTGATACCCTCCGACGTCGAATCCTCTGGTTGCGTCGAGACGTCACCGTCGGGTCCGTGCGCCCCCTCGATGTCTACCGTCGAGGGATCCGCAGTGAGACTCGCGGTCGCTTGGTGTACGAGAACACCCGACCCGTCCACGTCTCCATCCTGCGCGACCGCCCACACGTAGTCGGGATCCCCCGTAACCAAACCGTCCGCGTCGACCACAACCGTTCCGGCTTGCACGAACACGCCGGCGTCGACCGTAAACGATCCTGAAGCATCCACGCTAGACTCATCGGCCTCGAGGTCGGCATCCGCCACGACCACCGCAATTCGAACATCTACGGCGGTCGAAGCTGTACTGGATCGGGCGTCCACATAGATCGTACGGACGACTTGACCCACGAGCTCCGCTTCGGCAATGCCCGCCTGAACGTTGATTGCCCCGACCCCTCCAGTAGGGGCACGTTCGACCACGACGAGATAGCCGTGCGAATCGAGACCGACCCAGTTGTACTTGGTGAAATCGGCGTAGACGATCGAACCGTCTGGCGGGGTCGGGGCGTAACTGCGCACATGACGAATGTCGACGTCGTGGACGTGCGTATCGGAGCGTACCCCCCCGGGCTCTCCGAGTCCCCACACCGAGATGTCGTAAATCGGTTGGGTGAGAAGCGCAAAGAAGTGGACTCGTTGCCAGCGGAGCGAACCGCTGCGCTCAAAGCCGGGCTCCCCGACAAAACGATCCGCGTTCGTCCACACGACCGGAGACGCTCCGCTGCGCTGTGCGACGTTGAGCGCAAAGGCGGCGTCGGTGAGATATTCGTACGAGACGGAGAGGATCGCACGACCGTGATCGTCTAGGCTGAGCGAACGACTGTTGACGTCGGCCTCGTCGGCTGGTGTCAGCAGACCAAACCGCAGACCGTTGACCGAAACCCCGTTGGGGCTCCACGTCCCAGCCTGCACTGTCGCGTCGCCGAGCGTTGGCCACAGCGTGGGGATGCGACGTGGCTGCATGTCGATCCGAAAGAGATTCGAACTGACCTGCTGCGTCCACAGCGTGCAAACGCCGGGATCCATCGTGATCGCGTCCGCGAACGTCGGAGAGCATTCGTACCACTCGATGTGTACGATCGGTCGGTGCGATGCGGAGGCCTTGTGGAAGAACAGGAACCGCAACGAGAAGTCGGCGCTCAGCCGAATCCAACGCTGATCAGCACCAGAGAACTCCCCTTGCGCTGGGATTTCCGATTGGTCGGAGAATCCCTCCCACCGAAATTGTTGGTTGATCACACCCCACGGTGCGCGATGGTTCACCGGGATCATCGTTTCGGCCTGGATGTGACCCCTACGCGCACCTAGCTGCGAAAGGATCCATTCCTGACAGAACGCCATGGTGTACTGCTTGTGTGCCCAAAACGTCAGGGTGTAGTTCTGGCGCCACGAGCCTGGGTGAGGATGCGTCACCCACATCTGAGTCTCCAGATCGAACTCCCGCTTGCGGAAGTGAAACGGCACGTTCGCGATGTCGAGTTCGGGCAGGAGATCCTTACGTTCGATGGTAACGAGGGGAAGCGGAAGGACGGGAATCTCGCCCGCGTTCGCGCGGCGCTCTGCGTCCGTCGCACCCGGAATCCAACCGGTCCGTACGAGCGTATCGACGACGGCAGAGTATGCGCGTTCGGGCGCTGCGAAAACTCTGATGATCGGAAGGTTGTTGCGAGGCTCACCGAGCACGGTCCCGTAGTCGACACGGAGGTTGCCTAACCAGTCCGAGACGGCCTCGTCATGGACGCGGATGCTACTCTCGTGGGAATGCGGGCGCGTCATGAACCTACACGACGAAAACCAGGACGAAGGACCACCAAAACGCCAGCCGTCACCACACCACCCAAGTCCCGCTGTCGATAGTTCATGCCGACCCGTTCACCAAGCTCTTGACTGCGTCGACGTCGTACAGTGGGGCCAGTGACAACAGGAACGGCGTCACGTCGAGGACGGGCTTCTGGACGAGGCCTTCCGTCAACCCGATCGGCGCACCCTGCACGCGTTCAGCCAAAAAAACGCGCGAACTGACATTGTCGTACGCGTCCGCCTGCGGAGCAATGAAGAGCCGTCGGCCACCGAGCAGCACGATGAGGCAGTGTTTGATTTGCGTCGCGCAACGCAACGGCAACGACGCAGGGACGGGCAGACCTGCTACCAGCACGTGACGATCGACAAAGACACCAAACCCGAGATCGATTCGTACCTCGAGTTTGTCCGAGGACAACACTCGTCGAGTTCGGGCTGGGTAGAGGCGAGTGCTCAGCTTCCGATGCGGAGATGTTCCGCCGCTATGAACCGGAATAGTCGATTGTTCGAGTTCTTCCAATATGCGTCGTCCTTGGTCGGCATGACCAGATACCAGTCGCCGTCCCAGATGAACTTGTCGCCTGGCGACACGATGACCGCAAGCCTGTCGAGAGAGGATTGCGGGACCACAAGGAGTAGATCACGCACCTCGTCCGTACCGTGGAGCTTGTGTTCGTACTCCTTGGAGAGGCGTTGAACACGCGCGTGCAGGGTGACAGGATCCTCGAATTGGTCGACGTCCGTCGCCGCGAGCGGAGCCTGCGGTGCGACTTCGGCCGATAGGTGTGGTTGGTCCCACGTCGCCATCGATGGGTCGACGCTCTCGCCGTACAACGTATCGTAACGCGTCGTGCCGGGCTCGCCGGAGATGTCACCCAAACGTGCGACCTGCGTCGTTGCGACTTTGATCTGGTAGTATTCGATGCGAGGGAAAAACCGACGCCAACGCTCCTCTACCATTCGCATTTGTGTGTGTAGGTCCTTCCCCCACGCACGCGGAAACGCTGTGTCGTGGAGGTAGTCCTGTGGCAGGTATGGCACGAAAAAACCCTCCGACGGGGCAAACCGGTCGGAGGGCATCGTACATCAACGCAAGGCGGGGAGCTACGACCCCCCAATGATCTCCACGTCGATACTCGACCCCCCTGCGAACTGACTCGTTCTGACGGAGACGTCCCGGGACGTCCATCCGCGTTTCTTCAGGTCCGCCCGAATTTGGACGGCGGCCTCCCTGGTTGTGGTCATGTTTCGGTTCCCCCTTTTTTTGGGGAGATCACTGTCTCCCGCCATTCAACAATATCGGTCGAATTCGTGGGGCACTTGAGTGGTTTCTGTCAAAGCTGCGCACGTCGCGCAGCTCCGTACTTCCACCCTTCGGTCCACGCGTTGATGTAGGCGCGCGAGAACGTGACGTGCCCGCGCGAAGAGAGCACGTCCGCGTACGGACACGAGGCCTGCGACTGCCCGGACTCGCCTGCGCGATATCCCCGCCAGTACGCGCCGCGAAGCTGCGGTGACTTGAAATCCAACGCTCTGCGATCAGCTTTGGAAAGGACGTCCTCTGGACCAGGAGTACCAGCCGCATCTGTCCCAGCCGCATCTTTCTCCACGTTTGACACAGCCCGGCGGAGGGGGGTAGTAGTCCCTGAGCGCATGGCACCCTCCCGCACAGTCTCGAAATCCAAACCGAACGCGTGGACCCCGCCCGGCGCGAAACTGAGCAGCGCAATCCCCTCTGCAAGCGCGTTGAAGGCCTCGGCCGTCTCACCCCGTTTCTTCGACCGATACAGAATCACGTCGCCCTTCGAAGCCACGACCTGAGCGCACACAGCAGCACGCGCATGGATGTACTCATCTGTCCACCGTTCGTTCTGGATCTTGTCGATCCACATCGGTACGGCGACGGACAACGTTCCGACGATCAGCGTCTCAGATGGCCCCTCAGCTCTTTCCGTTCGGTTTTCCACCACGTAACCCCCTCAGCTCTTTCCGTCGCTGGGGAGTTCGTCCACTGATCTCCCTCAGCTCTTTCCGTACAGCTCCTACCCTCAGCGATCTCCCTCAGCTCTTTCCGTTCTGTGAGAGCTTCAAGCTGTCTGCCACGCCTCGCTACCCTCAGGTCCCTACCTCAGCCTTTTTCGTTCGGTTGTAAGGAGCTTCTGGATCTTGAGATTGCGTCGCTGACCAACACCGATCCAGTCCCTCAGCTCTTTCCGTTCGGGGGCTTCGGGGTTCGGCTCTGTGGGATGGCCCCAGCTCTTTCCGTTCGGCGGGCGGTAGCCTCGCTCCTGTCCACCAAAACGCTCGGTTGTAAAAGAGCTTTGAGGGCGGCCGGCGTAAACGCCGGATATCCCCAACACTTTTCCGCGTCCTGCGAGCAGTACGGTCCGCACGGGATTCCGC